ATACATTTCGGAGGACTCGCTCGACTGCCCTTTCCGCCTCACTCGCATCATCGATATGCCTGGTCACCACGAGGGCGAGTCGCAGGATGATATCATGGTGAGACAGTGTACCTGCTGGCAGATTCTCGAGGCATCTGCGGAGATCTCCTTTAAGAGTGGCCATTAGTCGGATAGGTATTTGGCGATCTGCTCAGTGATTTTCATCATCGCCCCTCTTTCAATCTTGGAGATGGTTTCACGGGCAACGCCTGCTTTTTTTGCGATTTCATCCTGAGTAAATCCGGCATGATCGGATGGAACCGAGCGAAGCATTTGTTTGAGCCTCGCATCGGTCGCCATCTTACGGACGGAGTTATTCTGTCGCCTCTCCTTCTTCATCCACAGTCACCCATTTATCGATGAAATACTTAGGCAGTCCCGCCTCGGAAACATGAAGGTCATTCTCGTCAGGCTCATGTCCCTTCCTTGAAATATGAACGATCTGTGTTAGGATTTCATGCCTGTGGCCTAGTCGCTTGATCGCCCACGCCTCGTTGGGGAATCGAATGTCATCAAATATGATCAGTCGCCTGCCCATGTGATCCTCAGCCTGTCGCATGGCAATATCGACCCATAGATTTGGGTAAATAGTTTCCCTACCGAAGGAGGTTCCCAACTCCTGAAGCATCCGCCTGACAGTTATCCCATCGGGGAAGCCTGGTATGGGTTCCTCCTTTTTCTCGAGCCAGGCGGGATGCGGTAGGATTACCTTAAGCATCTCCTTAATCGGGGTGGCGAATGACAGGATGGCGGCTCCCTCGAATGACTTGGCGTAGGTCGATTTACCCACTCCCTTGGAGCCACAGAGGCCGATTATTTTAGGTGCTGGGTAGGTCATAGAATCGCCAGTGCAAAGGATAGAACTGTGTAGGCGAAGGCGATGATCGCTAGGCCGAATAGGATGTAATGTATTGGGTGTAATTTCATATGTGTTCTCTTTTGTGGCAGTCTCGACAGACGGATATAAGTTCCCATCCTTTTTCGCTACCAGGTTGCTGTTCGTAAGATTGGTAAGATAAATGATGAACCTCAGTTGCTGGCTCAGTTAAGCATGATTGGCAGGTATAGTTATCCCTTTTTAAAATAAGCTCTCGTTTAGCCTTCCAAATATCAGTCTGTAAATACCTGTGATATTCTTCTTTGTATTGTAATCTCTGTTGTTCTTTTAATTCTGACTCCTCACGCATTCGCCTGATTCGTTCATTCTGAATATATAATTTTTGATCCTCTTCATATGCTTGAGATTCTTGTTCATTTATCACTTCAGAACCTTTGGCAGGCTCTTTCTTCTCCATCACCCCACACGCCCCACAATACTTGCATTGCTTCTTATATGATACGCCATAGCCATTAGCTAATGCGTATGGGTGATTAGTAATCCTTACCCAATGATAAGGCTCATCACATCGCTTAAACGATCCTGCTCCTTTTTGACATCCCATATCAGTAGTGGGTTTTGATCTCTCCTTCTGCCGCCAGGGGAAGTCCCTGGTAGTTCGGAGATTCTTGGGTTAGTAGTTGTAAAAGTAAGTCCAGTGCCGCCTGTCCCTCGTCCACGCCTACCTCGAGGCAGATTGAATCGTGGACATGGAGACAGACGGGCAAGCCGGCGGCCTCGATTCGAATGAGGGCATCGGCGAATATGGATCGTGCGGTTGCCTGCACAAGGTTCTGAAAGAGTCTAGCTCCGTAGAGTTTGACCGGCTCATATCCTCGGGTGGTCGAGGCATAGAGATCCCCGTCTTTTTCGTGGGCATTGAAGTAGCGGACGGGTACACCGCATCGTGTTTCAAATGTGATACACTCGGGAGTCTCCTTCATCCATTCTCGGAATTGGTCCTCCATTTTAGACCAGGCAAGCATGACATCAGGATTCTGTGCTCTATATAAAAGCACCTGTTCTTTGGCCTGTGACTCGGTCATGTTCACGCCGTAGCTTTTTGCTACCTCAACAAACTTTGCCGGTCCGCATCCATAGCCCAATCCCAGCAGTCTCGCCTTGCACAGCTTCCTCATTTCAGGGGCAAGCTCGGCCATCGGTTCATCCTCCTTATAGAGTTTGGATGCTCGGCCATGTGCCTCGTAGATATCGATTCCTCCCCTGACTAATCCGAGGAAATCGGCATCGCCTACCAGGTACGCAATCACGCGCGGTTCGATCTGAGATAAGTCTGCCGATACTAAGACCCGACCGGCGGGAGCCTTGAGGCATTGTCTTGCGGAGATGTCACCTATTCCATCATTAGGGATCGCCTGAAAGTTAATGACACCTCCACCGCTCCATCTTTTCGTATGAGGAGCACCGCAGTATTTCAAACGGGTAGGAACCCGCCGGTCGGATCGTTGACCCATCAGTAGTTTCTCGAATGTTTGATTGGCGAGGTTGGCCTGTCTCCATTCGGTTGTTTGTTTCGGAGTTTCCTCTAAAATTTTATCTGTCTTGTCGAGGAACTGCTGACAGAGCGGACCATCAATCGCCAATCCACGGGAAGCGATCCTTCGGGTCAGGGATGACAGTAATCTCTCTTTCTCGGGAAATCCGGAATCTAGTTCCTGATATACCCGCAAACAGGCTCGGCTGTCTTCCAAGGCATAGTTTACAAAACTAGAATTGGATTGAATTTCTGTAACCGATAAGCCTGCCATTTGTTCGCGGGCATCTTTGGATAATTCCTCATTGAAAAGTTCCTTGACCACACCGGCAAGGGATCGGGGTAGCTGGTGATACGATGCCATGTCGGCGGTACATATCCAATCCGCAGGCATAAACTCGGGCATCTGTCCTTTGTAGATGGCCGCCCTTGCACAGACCGAATCAAACTCAGCATTATGGGAGATAAGGGTATGGCCGTTCAATCGCTCGACTGGCAGGTTCTGTGGCTCCCCTACCCATTCAAATCCATCCTCCGTTACAATGGATACCAGGGTGACTCGGAAGTCAGGATGCTTCACATATCGGTCGAGTCCGATCTTGGCGACTGAGTATCGCTTGGTCCAATAAGTTTCTAGATCGAAAGCGACAATCATGTAACCTCCCTCAGAAGTGTCTGTGCGGACAGGATTGCATTCTCGAGGTGAGGATAAGTGGTCTCGGGAAGATCCCTATCGATCTTTACCCGCCAGGCATACTCCTCATGGTCTAGCCAAATGTCCGCCTGTCTCGCTCCCATCTTAATTATTATTTTCTCACCTCGGGGTAGCCCCAGTCCCATTTTAATTTCCATTTCGTTCATAGTGTTAAAAAGAATAGAGCAACCCTAGCCCACCGAGTGTCGTGGAGGTATCCCTCGTTTTCCTATCGCCTTGCGGCCCAAAACTAGGATTGCTCTAAAAGTTTTTCCCATAAAGTTTTCCACGCTATTTCTGCGGTTTGGGGGACAACGCCGTTTCCGAGGAGGCGGAGTCGGTCCACGCGGTTGGCAGTTGCGTCCACCCCACAGGCAGACCCATCAACTGCTCCACCCAATTCGGATTGAGCTTCGGTGACCCGTGGTTCTTCCCACTCGTACTGCTCTTCTCCGGGGCGGGCGGGCCATTGTGTATCTTCGCTTCCTCCGCTAGTATCTTGCCCCCCGTTCCGGGCTTGCGACTGCCGGGGTTCCCGGCTCGCGGTGTGGGCCAATTCTGTTCCGCTATCTGTCGAGGTAACTGATCGTTCCTCTTTTTCCCGTCCTTGCGATCTTTTGCGAGCTTTGTCACCGAATCCTTCCAATCCCGTGAATTTGGTGTCACCCAATTGCTTCTCACTTCCTTGACTAAGGATGTTCTTCTTTTCGCACTTGGATTCACATTGCTCGAATCGTCCTCCAGGGGAGTAGGCCAGGATGAAGCATCGGATGCGTTGGTGAGGCGCGCCTGTTTCCTCCGCACTGAACAAGCCCCACTCCGTTCGGTAACCATCCTTTTCCAAATCGGACAGGACTCGCCATAGCCCCATCGTGGTGTGGCCTCGGACATTTTCGAAAAAGCACCAAACAGGTCTAATTGCCCGGACATGCTCTCGGATATAGGGCCACAAGTGTCTTGGGTCTTTCTCTCCTTTTCGCTTCCCTGCGCTACTGAATGGCTGACATGGATATCCTCCAATGATGCCACAAATTTTTCCTCGAAAGATTCGTGCAGGGAAGGTTTTAAGATCCGAGTAGATAGGGGCGTTATCCATCCTCCCTTCTTCAATCTTCGCAACCAAGTTGGCTTGGACGAAGGCTTCGATCTCCACATTGCAGACTGTTCGAACATCCACGCCCGCTCGTCTAAGTCCAAGTTCAATCCCTCCGTATCCTGTACAAAAGCTGATAATGTTTTGGGTATTATCCACATCTCCTCCTCCTATTCTTAAATTCAAACTCTCGAGATGCAGGCATCACCCTCGGATCATTCGTCCGATACTTCCGCCCGTGCTCATCAATACTGAGCCGGTTCTGCGACCAAAAGTAAGCCCACGCCCTTTGCATCTCCTCGGTCGATGGAAATAAGCCTTCGTAGCTTATCGTTGGCCTTGGTCCGTTACCATATCGAGCAGGTCCCATCAGTCGGATGTTTTCCTAGGGTCGTATCCCTTGAGGGATCTCCATATCCGACAGACTCCCTTAAAGACCTGCCATGCATCCCTCAGTTCTTCGGGTGAATATTTAATCACCTCATAGCGACCAGGTTCCGTTGAGGAGATATAGCAGTTCGCTCCATGCACCTGCATCTGCTCCACCTGATCCTCACCCCAGTATGTAGCGGCATAGGCGGCTATCTGATGAATCTGAAAATCATAACTGGTTACCTTGACCTTGGGCTTCGTCTTACGGGTCTTCCAATCGACAATAAACTTCTCGTTATTCGCCCCGAGTCCCACAATATCGACAGTACCCGCGAACCCATGTTCCATGTTGACGAGAATCTTTTCTCTTTCGATAAATCGTAATTTATTCTCCTGCTTCCAATCGAAGGCAGGCTGAACATATTCGAGCAAATCATCATCGATAGGATAGCCTTCGAAATACTTTTCGATGGCATCATGTATCCTCGTACCAAAGTCAGCCGCTTCTTCCACAGGTTGCTCATGCAATACTAAGCACTTGTCTGCAAATCCTTCAAAACTCTCGTCCATTTTTGGAGGATTGTCGTATGCTATCCGCAAGAGTTGATCCTGTTTCCAGCGGTCAAGCCCTGGCTTGGCAAACATTCCAAGCAGGGTAGTTACCGATGGTATCAATCTGTGCTTCTTGGCATCTCTCAGGGTAGTGTTTCGTTCGCCACTCCCGTCCGCTCGGGGCATCGTATGGCGAGCCTCACCGGTAGCAGTGTACCAATGGCCACCTCCTCCTCGTTTAGGCTTTGCGGTTAGAATAGCCATGCCATACCTCCCTTCCGACTCGGTATAAAAAATATACCAGGTGGATAATTCGCTTGATGTAGATCATGTAGCCACCTCCATCTTTTCCATCACTTTCATCAGTTCAGAATCTTTGTAGGAAAGCATCCCTTCGATTCTGTTGACTGAGAACACACAGGCCGCATGATTTCGTTTGAAGATATCGCCCAACTCTTCATAGGTTCGACCTTCCCGAGCTAACCACATGGCTATTTGCCTAACGATTGCCAGCGGATGCTTTCGATCTTTGCCAATTATATCATCCTTGCTGTAGCCGGCATTTTCGACTGCCTTAAAAATGTCTGATAACTCTCTCATGTGATCATGTCGATGACTACTGCGAGCCATCCTATTGCTAGTAAAATTATTGGATTCATATTGTTATGGATTGGGGTAGAGGGTGACCGGCCACACACTAACCGGCCACCCAAGGGTATTATTATGTCTATACTCAGAACGGAACGCTCTGTCCTGAAGATGGTTGTGAAAACATTTGTGTTTGTGCCGGCTGAACTGTCTGAGGTTGATCGACTGTTACAGTTGTAGTTGCCTGTGGTGCAGGCTGTACGGGTTGCTGTACAACAGCGGGAGCCGGTTGAGTAGGAGCAGGAGCAAGTGATCCGCCTGGTATCGTAAAGTTCGATGCCTGTGGAACCTGTGCTTCCATTCCTGCCATTATTGGAGTCACCGATGTGATGTCGGAGTAGGTTCTGCCCTTCATTGAAGTCTTCTCCACGATGTTAATCATCGCTCCTTTACCGCGAAGTGATTCAGTATCGAATCCTGCACCAGGTGCAGAACCTAACCATGATGTCAGTACGCCTGTCAGTTTTGATTTCTCATGTGCTGAGATTTTCATCTCACCTGTTTGAACTAACTGCCCGTCCTGAGTTCCAAAAAGGAACCGGCAAACATCGAGTGTTTCGATCTGAGAAGGATCTTCGTACTTCGGACGCTGAATGCCGAAGCTATCCTTTACCTCCAAGCAGATCGCTAGATATTGCCCTGGTCTGCATGGTTCAAGCGACCAACCTGTGATCGGTCCTTCTCCGTTAGATGATTGTGTTAATATTGCCATGTTATTTATCTTTCTATGTTCATTTTTACGGGTGAACGCCCATTAGGTGTTTAGTAAAAAATGCCGAAGGATTAATACCGCATCGGCTGTTTTAAGAGTGAGTCCCTTGGTAGTAGGGAAAAATTGTTTTGCGTGATTCATTAAAACCTTCTTACGCTTATTCGATGTCAGACCACTCAGCCCACTCAGCCCCTTCTGCCACTCCTGTGGTCGGACAAGGGTAAAAGGAATCTCGGCCATGCGGAGAACGCCATGTAAGAATCCGCATGAAAATCCTAGCTTAAAGCTGGCTGAACTTGGGATCATCTTGCCGGCAAACGGAGGAACCAATTCAACCACTGCCTCTATCGATTCCACATCAGGATGCCTTTTTAGCTCCTTCATGTGTTCGACAAATTCGAAGTCTTCCTCGAGTTTATGCAGATGAATATTAGCCAATCCATCCCAACCGATTGCGTAGCCACCTGACTTGCCGGGGTCTATTCCGATAGTAAGCTTCATGCCGCCTGATCCATTTCCATTTCATGGATTGCCCTGCGGACATCTTTGGCCAGGTAATGCCTGCCCTTCTTACGAAGGCCGTATTCGTTTTTTAGGTCTCTAAGACTTCTGTCAGAACCTAAGCGGAAGATTTCTTTGACTTCTTCCTTTGATAAAAGTATTGGGTGGTAGTTGTTTAGTGGGTTATTTTCCATGTTGCCGATGTGAATAAGTCACCGGCGGAAAAAAACTAAACTTAGTTATCCCTCAGAAATGTCGCAAAAAATAAGATAATACATATTGTGCGAAACAGTTCTGCAATTAATCCGCCGGTTATTGTTATGAAATGTATTGTAAAAGAACTTGTTTAGCCCATCACTTGCTAAACTATACCGCTTTAAATCAACATACACGCAACTTGTCAATAAAAAGTACATTAATCTTTCAATTTCGTACATGAAAATTATTCATAACTATCTGTTTTTATGTTTTCACGCATTTTTTGTTTCTTCTTCTCGACACCTTTCATTCGTAAAACTCGATAATAATTTGAATCGCCTCGAACTTTTTTCTTACCTGTTCCTGCCTGGCCACCAATTTGACCGAGTAGCTTGGCGGCCTCTTTAACAAGGTCTTTGCGGTCGATAATGATGTAATTAATGCGTTCACCAGTAAGAGCTATTGTATACCCTCTATACTCGTTTGACGACAGTTTATGCATGAAGTCCGTATTCATATTGGCGTTTAATTTCCACTCGCGTTTGATCGCATCAGGTACTCGTTGCTTTAAGTGATCAATACTCTCACCAAAACACTTACGGGTCATACCCCGATAGTACAAGGTACACGCCATGTCGTTAATCCATCTTTTCTTGCCTTTTTTCATAAATATATCATGCAACTGCTTGCGTTAATTTTGGGCATAATTATTCCCATTACAAGAATAAAACGGCAGAAATTGGCAGAAATTAATACCTAATTAACGCAAGGGCTTGTTTGCGGATATAGAGGGATATCAGTGCCTAATTAGCGAAATCGCTCGGCAGATTTAGCACCTGCACTTGCGGCTGGGGCCATGAAGCGATTACCAGGCATAGCTGGTGCTTGCTGTTGGATTCGATTGGCGGGTTGAGCCTTTGGTGCTTTGGGGTCTGAGGGCATATAGTTTATATTCCTCTCCCCCGCATCGAAGGTTCCCCGATTGCCGGTGGCCGATTTGATTTGTTCGGGTTTGAAAGCCAGGTAGTGGATCGTATCGGGATTCATTCCTTCCATCGATTTCCCCATTTTTCGTTGAGATCCGAATTTTTCGTTTACAGATAAATCGATTATCCCATCAAATCCCATGCCTTCAAATACTTGCCTTACGAACTCACCATTTGCTAGTTCGCCATCCGCATCCATAGTATCCATTAGCCCTTCGCTTTCCTTCATCGTCTTGATGAGTTCTTGCGCTCCTATACTATCATAGTCTGCGGCTTCCATAATGTCGGATTTTACTTTATCGACATCTACAAACTCAAAGTCATAAGCGACTTCGTCAACTTGCTCTAATAAATCGACTAAAGTTCCTGACTCTGTGCCAGCATCTTCATCAAACATCATCTCAAAGTTTGTTTCTTTTTTTCCGCCCCTATTTCTAAAATCGTCAATGCTCTTAAATTTTTCTCCGACTACAACAGGATTATTAAATTTTGCGAATACTCTGTAAGTTTGCGGTCCTTCCCCTACTAACTCGTTACGAGCTAACTCATAACTTTTAGCCTCTATTTGCTGTTGAGTGGCATCTTCGGATAATCCATAGGAACTAAGTTCATCCTCAACCATTCCCATATAAGTTTCAGCTTTCCTTTCAATTCTGCCTGTTAAGTCGGGACCTTCTCCAGCGTAATTTACTCCTACTTCATCGGGAGTATTTGATATGTATATAGCTTTACCTAAATCGCTTTCAGGATTTGCCCTAGATGGGTCAAACTCTTTAAAGGTATGAGTCGATCCATGTACACCTTCAACTACAACTGGTTCGCCCGATACAAAATCATGTTGCTCACCAATCTTAACAATTTTAGCACCTCCACTATACTTCTTAAAGTATGGCGAATCCGTACCCTTCTCCTGCCATAGCTTTGCGGCCTCGGCTTGCTTCCCCTTTGGAGCGCCGGCTTCGGAGGCTGGCATGAAGAGTTTGTCGGTAATCTGCACATCGGCTTCGGGTTTGGGGATGAACAGCTTATCATCGAAGGGCGAGTAATTATTTTTGATATTGAACCAATCAAATGCGATCCCGCTCTTGCCGGTTGGAACTAACCCTGCCAATGCGTCCACATCGTAGGAGCGAATTGAATGTTTTAGCTTAGGAGGACCTTGCTCAGGGTCTAATAATGCTCTGAGTTTTGGATTCTTTATAAATTGAGCAGACTCAGGCTGACCGAATACTGCGGTAACAAGTTCATTCTCGTAATTACCTTCAGGATTAATTCTGCCCTCGGGATCTTCTAATGCTTGTTGAGCTACCCTCCTGGCTTCCTTTATTAAATCTTCCGGCTTATCGGTGAATCCTTCTCTAGCTAATACTTCAACATTATTCCGAAGGTATGCTAAATCGTATGCATCCATCTTTACAGATGCGGCAGACTTCGATCTAGGCGATAATCCAGTTACTCTGATTTGAAATGGAGTAACGATTCTAGCTCTTAACTCGTTATCGGAGTATTTGCTTGGTTTACCGGCTCGATACAAGAAATTAAACTCTGTTAAGTTCTTAATGCCTTCAAGCATAGCATTCAGTAGGACATTTTTATTTCCTAATTTATCTCCGAATAAAAGTGCTTCCTTTAAGTCTTTGTTTAACTCCTTGCCTACTATTTGATTTCGCTCAACTCGAAGAGATCCTTCAGGAGATTCGACTAATCTGTCTTTTATGTCTGTGAGGATTTTCTTGATCTTTTTATTATTGATTCTAAATCCCGACACATCATCTAGGCTGAAACTTTTAGCACCGAATACTTTACCATACATCCTATCCACCGCCTGATCCGCCGATTCGCCTTTGCGCACCTTAATCGCCACTCCTTTATCCGCAAGGTCAACCTTGTCCGCAATCGAAGCATCTCTTTGCTTTGTATAGTTTTTATACAGGTTACGGATGGACTTGTTGCGTTTAAGGATTGGGGAGATGGAAACATCCAACGGGTTGCCGGTATTGCCATCCACAGCACCAAAGAGTGTCAGCACTTTACGAGATCCCTCGAGTAGTTTCTGACGGAGGGATGGTTCGATGGTGTTAAAGTAGTTTGGATTATCGACCATCATCATGGCGAACTGCTCGGCTCCAATCTCCTGGGCGAGTAAATTGGCATCCTGCCCTACTCCGATGGATTTATCGCCTTCCTGTATACTATCGTATGCACTGGCAATCTTCTTCGCATCTTCATTGAGCATGATGGAATCGATTGGTGCTCCTGCCGAGTCTTCGGTGAATGCGAACTCAAATGACTTTTCACCAGGCTTTGCCTCGTACTGTTCTAAAATCTTTCGGGCAAAGAATGGATCGTCTTTAATTGCCTGAGTGATAAATCCGTGGCCGAGTTCATGGGTAAGAATATCAAATGCTTCTTTTGAGCTTTTGCTGGCTCGACCATTCTCGTTCACATAGATGGTGTTATCCTTTTGATCGAAATAAGCATTGGGTGCTTGGCGGATGTTTGGATCGTCCTGCCTAAGAGTCTCAAGCATCAGATTCTTATCCACAAACATGAGCTTGGGTGCTTTTATGCCTGCCTCTTCCACTGTTGCAAAGGCCAGGCGAGCATCGGGGTCCATCTTACGAAATTGCTTGAGTTGGTCCTGCCCAAGTTTTGCTTCCAAAAAGTTTACTGATGACTGATTTCGGGAGGCTTGTGATCTGCCTGCCCTCATACCAGGTTGCCCTACAGGTAATGCTCCACCCATTGCGAAGCCTGCTCCCATAGCTTGACCGAGTTCTTCGATATTATCGGTGGATGCGTATGCCAAGGCTCCGTTCAATGTGGATACTGAGATACCATTTACTAACGAATTAAATGCCATGTCGCCCATCCTTGTGCCTCCCAGCTTGTGGGCATAGAGGGCGAGTTTTCTTGTAGTCGGAGAATCTGCCTGCATGGCAAGGCGTTGGAGGAATCTTTTCTGCCCTGCCTCAGAACCGAGTGCCGTTAATACTCGCTCCATCCCCCTACCCGATTTGTTGGCTATATATCCAGCCACTTCTGCGGATGTGAGTAGTCCAAGTCCTGGCACTGCTCCTGTAAATGCACCTGTTACCTGTGCACCAAGTATTCCTGAACCTGCTACTTTCGGATCAATTGTTTTACTGGCAAACCTGGTAACCATATCCCGAGGGAAGGCGGCAACCTTTGAGGTAACCTCTCCCGCCTTGCCGGTAGCACCGGCGATCTTCGATCCCGCCTGTGCGGTTTTCTCAAGTGCTTTGCGTGTACCTTTTGCGATTAGTTCGGTAGGCTTAGATGCTATTGCACCGCCCTTCTCTATCGCTTTGGCAACCTTTCCGAGTCTTGCAGATTTTAATCCGATTGATGTGGCCTTGGCGACTTGTCCGGCAATCGGTATAAACATAGTCGGATCGACAAAGTTTGCTCCAAAACTAACAAAGTCCCTGCCCTCCTCATCGAATGTGTCAAGCATGGCAGTTCTGACATTCTGATTGTAGAGGAAGTTATCTTTATATCTCTCGTACTCCCTCCTCATCTCGTCTTCATCCGAGTAGAAGTTATCCATCGCCGCACCTCCTAGAGTCTTGGCGAATCTACCGAAATCTTTTACACCTACCTGAAATACTCCCTTTGCTTCTTTAAGTCCGACATCACCGCTAAACAGTTGCTTAATCGCACGGCCTCCCTCCTGGGCAAGTGTACCTGCACCAGTTAGGAATGAATCAGTAAAAGCCGATGTCTTTTCTCCGATTGATCTGCTGTCCTCCTGTTTTCTGCGAGTTACATATTCATCGAATGATTCAGGAGTGGATGCGAGTTTCTCGTCTAGTTTGCGAAGCTCCGCTTCCGCTTGAGCCTGCGTCATCGGAATACCATCATCCTCGGCTAGTCCGAGTTCCTGATTTAATTGTTTTAACTCGGCGAGTGCTTGGTCCTGGGTAAGCATTATAATCCTGCCCTTTTACTTCGTAGTTGCCTTTTCCTTTCTATCTCATCCAGTAGTGACTGCGAGGCTGGAGCGGATGGATTTACTTGAGGTATTTGACCCTGACTTTCTGTATTTAGTCGCTTTTCTAGTCCAGTTAGGAAATCTACCCAAACTTCAGGTTCATCAGTAATTTTCGGCGAACTTTGCTGTATAAATGCGAGTTCCTTTTCTGACAGTGGACCTTTGAGTTTGGACACATTTTCAAGTGTAAACTTATTGGCATACCTTTCTAGTTTTCGCCTAAGTTTCTCATCTTCTTTGCCATATCCAACTGACTTTTTCAAAGCTCTAACAAAGTCTAAGCCCTCAACTTGCCCAGTAACATCTTTTCCTCTTCTAATAATTTCCAAGATATCATTTGTTTCATTCAGTAGGCTTTCTCTTTGTCGTTCCTCGGATGCTTTTAGTTCTTTCTTTTCCGCGACCTCTTCTGCCCTTTTATCTAATGCAATTTGCTCATTGATAGTGAGAGGTTTTGCTACTTCTCCTACCAAATTATTAATCGCCATCATTCCAGCCTGATTTGTAAGCTCTCCCGATTCAACTGCATCCTGTATCCTTCTGCCTTGTGGCTTGAATGAATCAGGCAATTGAGCGACAGCAGGTGAATCTTGTTTTACGAATCGCTGAAAGTCAGGTTGCTCGGTTATCGTCTTTGCAATAATTGAAGGTCTAGCACCCATTGGTTCACTTTCTTCCATTGCAATAAACTCAGGCGTACCTGGTATCTGTTCGGGGCGATATTCCTGTTGCAATGCACTAAACTCAGGAGTTGGAGTTTTCACTGGTTGCATACTGAACTTGGCAAGGCTTTCATTCAGTGCCTTCTGCTCATTCAGCATATCTTGCTTACTCTCAAATGCCTCCTTACGCATGAGGAACTCCTGTGCTCTAAAATCACTTAAATCTTTATCTCTTTTAGCCTCAATAAGAGTAGGATTTTTTGACATCGAGTTAATCAAATCAGGGGGGGCATCAGGATAAATTCTTTCGAGACCCTGCCTCAAATTTTCAACCTCTTTCTGTTTCGCTTTTTTATCGAAATAACTTTTTGCCACTGAACCAATCGCATCACCGAATGCCTGGTTAGCCCTCGCCTGTGCCTGACCCGCCAAAAGTATGGGTGATGAATCTATTCGCATCAATCCCGCCTGTACTGTATCGCCTATTGCCATAATTGTTTTCTCCTTTAGCCCGGAAAGGGCATTGCGTCTGCCATCATTGCATTCTGATCATAGTTATAATAATCACCCATCGATTGTCCTAGCTAACCGCCTCCGCCTCCCATTCCCGCAGTTACAGCGGCACCTCCTACTTGACCTATCATATTCATCAGCCCACTCGCCATTCCTGCCGCCGCTTGTTCACGAGCCGCATAAGTGTTGGCGTTGTAATTAGCTCGGTTAGCCAATTCTTGCATACCAATATTTACACCCGCATCAGGATTGATCCGAGTCACCTGTTCCTGTGGTAATCCGAACAAGGCCGCCCTTGCTCCATAGCCCTGTTGAGTAAAATTGCTTCCTCCCCGTGCCATCATTAATGGATCGACAGAGGTGGCACGATTAAGATTACTCGCGAAACCTCCAAGGCTTTGTGCCTGTTGGCGGTTCTCGCGTAATATATCACGCAGATAATCTTCTCGACTCATCGCTTCAGCGGCAATCGCCGCATTGTCCATATCGCGTCCGCGAGCCACCAATGACTCTCTTGCGGATTGAGTTGCCCTGCGTCTCATCTCAGGAGATAAGTCCTGCATCTGTGCTTCCTGAAATGCCTGATCGGCTAACTGATTAGCCTGCTCCACGCGAGCCTGCATGAGCGGATCGGACGAACGAACTGCTTCCGTCATACCGGGACCAAATCTATCTATTAAAGATATATCAGTACCTGCCTGACGCTCGGCCATCTGACCACCAAACTCCTGTGCGCGCATGGCCTGCTGTTCCGCAAGCTGTGCCATCGGATCAGCGGCTCGTTGGGCGAGGCTTAACTGTAAGTCCTGATACTGTGGATCGTAGGTCTGACGGGTTTCTAGCAGTTTACCTTGCAGATAAGGGTCTGACATTGCAGACACATATTTTTTTGCTGACCCACCAATATCAAGAGTTGGCAAGGGAGGTGGTTTCTTTCCCCCGCCAAAGAGCTTCTGTAAAAAATAAGATGGAACGCCCGAACTGTTTACCGGCTCGCCTGCCCCTCCGGCATCTTTAAGCATCTTTGCTTCTGCTGAATTGATATAGGCGAGTGACTCACCTTCGGGAGCATTCTCATTTAAAAGCCGAGCGGCCTGTGCCAATGGATCTTTTGTTTTATTCTTCATCATGGCGATTAAGTTTTGATTATGTAATTTAAAATGATTGTTGGTTGGACATTGTTGTGAGCTTGGTCACCTCCTGTGCTAGATGTTATAGCTGTGTCAGGATCACCTTCTGTTGTCTCTGTGAGCGCATACCTCTCATTAATATTACTAGCAGGGCCACTTGCCGCTAAAACTTCGTCTCCAGCTAATATATAATTATCGGTATCAGTTGAATTCTTCTTTACGGCGTAGTGTGTATGACCGGGAATTTCTGATGTTGTGAGGGTATGTTCTTGAGAACCATTTGTTCCTCTACCTGTGTCACCAGGATCACCATTATTTGCACCTAAAGCTACACCATTTAGATTTGCCGCAGAAGATGATGTCAGGCGATTTGCATTAATACCATTCATATCGTCACGACCCGCGATCACTCGACCTCTTAGATCAGGCAGATTGAAATTACTACCTGAACCCCCATAAGTGATTCCGATTGTATCGTATAATGCTTGATAATCTGCAATTGCAACCGACTGCCCACCACAAAACAACCAATCGTCATTAGGGAGAGCAGTACCTGCAAATGGCATGACTGTACCTGTAGGCATGAGTGACGATATCGCTGAGGGTGCGAGCTTCGCAGATGTAACTGCCTGATCCTTAATATGATTAGTCGTGACTGCACGATTGGCATCAACAGATGCGTGACTAAGTAGTTCGTTACTACCAATACCATTGGGTTTAACCTTTAGCTTACCATCCCCTCCATCTACACCATAGGTGGCGTTATTCGCGATGATAGTTGCACCATCAGCCGGGTCACTGAATGTCGCCAAATCAGCGATATCCATCAGCTTTTGAGCGGTGACCTGATCACCTGATGAAAAAGTTTGTCCTGTTTGTAAGATTGCCATTGTTATTTCTCCTATTGCACGGAAGTGGTTGATCGATCTGAAAGCCTAGCATCTACCCGTGTTGCACGAACATAGGGTCTACCATTGGTTGGTTTAAAGTCTGCCTGTATGCCAAAGCCTCTTTTATTAACTCGTAATCGAACAGATGTATCTTCTGCCGTATCTAATTCATTACCGAGTAAAGATGATAAAGTGTTTGTTTCGCTTACCGAGTCAGGGTCTTCTGCGATAAACTGTATGTTTCCATCCGATGGATTTACATCGCTTGATTTTAACTGTAATTCTGCTCGACTGAATGTCTTACGATCTAGGGAGTCCGCATCGTATTGACGAGTAGTCAGTTGGCTAATCACTTTGTGACCCGGCTCGCTAGAAAGTTCCTGACCGACTTGCTCTAAGACAAAATCATTACCCTCAATCGCATCCACTTTATGGACACCACCTTCCTCGGTAGTTAAGTAAAGAGCATTCTGCGAACCTTCACGGGCCACCAATAACTCTCTTATCGCAAAGTCTGTAGAGTTGACTGTATCGATGCTTTCGAATCCTTGATTAATGAAGTTGTACACGAAAATCGTGTTAACTTTATTACCATCACCTATGCCTACGCTTGAATCTAATGGAAGTGCCAACCAATAGCGGTTATTAAAATAAACGCCAACTGACAGGTGGGCAAAGTCCTGATTGATACGGTCGATGAAAGGCTGAATCGTTTCTGAGATCGGTGTGCCTGTACCTCGCAAGTTATACTCATCTATAAATTGTACACTGTATATCCCTTGGTCAGATAGAAATAAAATCTGATTAGCCACTTGCACGATTGATTTACGGGCAGATGCTCCGACCTCGTCTGTGACCATTGTGGTTTTTACATCGGCAAGAGATCCACTCAC